CTCTATTGGTAGAGTAGGATTTACTTTTGATATTGCTGGTCGTAACTGGCGTGATGAGTTATTTTATGGTCAAAAAAATGAACTGGTTTGAGTATTATTTCGGTCACTGCCTGCAAACTGGTTGGCGGGAGATTGGAAATAACTTCAAGATGTGGCGAGATCTCATCAGTGGAAACTATAAGGACTATGCTCTTTTAAAAAATGATGACCCATATGAAGAATGTTATAATTGGTTCTGGACTTCTATCAATCTAGATGAAACATATCCTAAGGAGTTTCTAGAATACCTGATGGAAATGTGCGATAGAATCGATCGTGGTGAAGAAAAAGTATATCCTCTTGATGAAGATTTCTTTGATAGAATTAAAGAACTTACTGATGATGTGGAGTTAAATGGTGAAGACTTTACCTGATAAACTACAACTTGATATAATTTGGGCAGTGGCAACTAGTTCCGCAATAGAAACAAGAGAAAAACCACACCTTATTTTTGCTAGACTTTTATATAATGACCTAACTGATAAAGACATAGGTGTAAAGTTGGGGGATAAGTGAGGACACTTGAAGAACTGGCACAAGGACACTTCAAAGTTTCCTATGATGCCCTATAATACTCTCGTACAACAACAGACCAATGACTTACAAAGCAACCCTGAAAGTTCAGTTTGATTCTGAATGGACTTCCACCAATTATAGTAGTGGTTTTGATGATACGGTGCTCCCTGAAGAGCATTATACTTTTCAGGTTCCTGCCGAAGACCTTAACATTTATCAACTGTTTCGCTTCTTTGAGACTGTTGCTCGTGCAATGGGTCACAGTGAAATCAGCATTATGAAAGGTAGTTGTGGTCTTGCATTTGGTGAAGAGAAAAGTGTAGAAAATATGCGTAAGGTTGCTGATGAGTTTGAACTGACTTTGGGTGAAGACCTGAAGAAGAAGTTTGATGATATGCGAGAAGCAGAAGAAGAGTGGGCACGACTTAAAAAAGGTCCTATGGGAACTGTTCTGACTGATGAGAAAGACCAATGCGACGAGTAATCGTAAAACCCAAGTCCAGCAAAGCGAAGAACCGTCTTGCTAATACTATGGACAACAATCCTGTTTGTATTGTAGAACAGGACACTGGTGGTGAGTTATTCCTTGCTTCTGAAAATCGCAAGTACTTCTTCTGGGTTAGTACTCGTACTGGTACTAACCGTTTTGGTGACAAATCTGACGCACATTGGGAGGTTATTGAATGAGTTTCTCTAAAACTGTTTCTGTTTTTGCTGCTCTTGCAAGTATCTTTGCTGCGGGAGCAACTGGTTGGAAACTGGCAGATTCTCAAAAAGAAGTTCCTTTGAGTCCACTGGATCAAAAGGTGATGGAGTTGGAAAAGAAACTTGACCAAGCACAACAACCTCAAGTTGCTCCAGAACCTGTAAATCTCCCACAACCTACAGTTCAAACAGTAGCACCACAACCTAACGTACTTCCTGCTCCAACACCTCCTCCTCCTGTTCCAGATGTCACTCCTTGATACTCTCAACTACTTCATACAAGACCAAGAAGGGCACCTACAATGCCTTGAATGGGACATTAGGGAAGAAACCAATTATGAGAACAATGACATTGATTGGTATTGTGAACAGTATGATGAAGCAAAACAACGAATAGAAGACCTTAAACAAATCAAATCCATTATTGAGGCACAAAAATGACTTACGACCAACTCTATGAGCACATTCTTGGTTATGTTGCTCAAGAACTAGATGATAAGCGTAAAGCATGTCTAATCCTTGGTGCTGTGATGGAATTTAACCTTGATTGTCTTGATGAAGGTGTAGATCCACGAACACTTGATATGATTGGTTTTGTGAATGAAAAACTTGATGAAATTGAAGCAGAAAAATGACCTATCTTATTACCTTCTACTACAAGAATGATTTAGAGAAACGATATCAAAGGCATAAAACTATGCCAATGGCAATCGCAACTGCTAATGTTCTGATTGCTCACGGAGATTATGTGATTGATAGTATTACTACTGAATATGGAGAAGAAGAATGAGCGGCGGACACTTCAACGATTGCGGTTACGAATACTACAAGGTAGCACAGTTTGCTGATGAACTTGAAGCAGAAGTTAGTAACAACTTTGAGGAAGATGAGTATGGTTTTGCTCACGAATATTCACCAGAAGTTTGTGAATATCTGTTAGAGCAGGTTACTAAGATGCGTAAGATGGCAGAGATTATGAGGCATATTGATTACCTTTATTCTGGTGATCATGGTGAGGATAGTTTCATGGAACGTGTCAAAGAAATAGAAGAGAAGTATGAATAAGGACGCATACTACGACTGGATTGCTGAAAACGATACTTATCCAACGCACAACCATAAGTGGATAGTGGGACTTTATAACAAATATGAAGGTGTAGAAGCACTTCACCGATACTTTGGTCCTTTTGATACAAGAGAAGAAGCAAAGGTATTCGCAGCAGATTATAAGGACAAATATACAAAACCAGGATTTATTTCCAGAACCAAAATCTTTCCATTATGTGAGGTATTAAAGGACACTTGAAGAACTGGCACAGGGGCACTCCACAGGTGCTCTTTTTGCCCTATAATACTCTCATACACACAGACACCTGATGACTGACCTTCAAAACAAAGTTTATCTTGCTCTCAAATCACATTCCACTCCAGAAGAACAGACAGATGCTGTTATTCGTGCTGTGAGTGCTTGGTATTGGGAACGAGGGTATTTTGGTCGGTCTTATGAACTTGACGAACAACTTCCCAACAAATTTACAGTATAATACTCTCATACACAAAGGAACTCCAAATGCTTGATGCCTTTACTGATTATCCTATTCCATCTTATGGTGATGTTGCGGGAGAAAAAGCACCTATTCGTAAGGCAACAATCCTGACTTATGATAGAAATAAGTATTGTGATGTTCTTGTTTATCAAGTAGATGAAGATGGAGATTTGATGGGGACTGTTGTTAATTTTAAGTGTTTTTATCTCTATAAAAATGAAGCACGACTTGATGATGGTATTCAATTTACATATGAAGAACTAAAAACTCTTCCTTGGACTGAAATAAGTTCTCCTCGTTACATTTGACATAATACTCTCATAAGCAACCAAACCGATGTCCCTCAATTATCTCTGCCTTGTTGATGGTGTTGTAGAATACGGAAGCACAGACCTCAACCAATTCAATCATTACCGTATGGTGTATGCCGAAGAACACCAAGATGCTGATGTTCAGTATCTCACACTGACTGATGAAGAGTATGATGCTATGTTTCCTGTGGAGAATGAAGAATGAAAGTGAAAGATAAATTACTGATTGTCTGTATTGCTATTGCTATGTTTCCAGGTTTTGTATCTGGTATTCATTATCTCAAAAGAGACATCACTTTTCTTTATTGTTCTATGATTGTTTGTATGGAGGAAAAAAAATGACTGTTGCTGAATGGATTGAGAAACTCAAAGAGTTTCCACAAGACAAAGAAGTAAAAATCACAGATGGGCATAAGTATCACTTTTACGAAGGTGATTTTGACTTCCAACTCTTTGAGGATGTAGATGGTTCTACCTTTGTAGATATTGGTATTGGTGGATTTGAGGTAGAAGAATGACTGAACAAGAAGAACTTCTCAAAGAGTATCAACAAGAAATTGAGAAATGTTGGGAACTTGCTCAAAAACTTGATTCCCTAAATCCTGAACTTGTTGGTGCCTTTACTGGTTCTCCAAGTGAGAGGATTGAACGACAACTTTACACTCTTGGTATTTTGAACTGAAATGAAACTCAAAAATCTTCTACTTGCCATTCCACTTCAATTTCCACTTTTGTTTGTCCTTGTGTTTGGGGTTCATTTCCTTACAGGTTTGAGTATCTGGTGGTGTGTTTCTATTGCTTTCGTTCTTAATGTGATGTATGATGCTGGTGAAAACATTCGGAGGGGTGGAGAATGACTAAAATCCAACTCAAAGCAATCACAGTTACATATACCCGAACTCTCACAGTTGCTCCCACAACTGAAATGTTTGAGGACTGGGAGGATTATCCAGACCAAGAAGGATTTGAGAGTTTAGTGCTTAATGAATTGTTTGATAAAATCCATTATGAGATGGGAGGACCTGCAAATCCTATGCCTTACACTAATGTAGAACAGTTTGAAACCGTTGAGATTGACTGGGAGGGTGATGAAGAGGAGGATGAAGAATGAAACTCATAATCAAATACTTACTTCAAGTGCCTCTACTTTTCTTTTTTGCTACTGGAATAAACTCAATTGTTGGTGATGACTATTTGATTTCTTTTCTGGTTGCATTTGGTGCCTTACTTCTTTATACTACTGGTGATTATCTTGACTAAACCTTATCTTTTGATTGCTGGGGACAACTATTACCCTTCTGCTTATACTGGTGATTGGATTGCTTGTTATGAAACTAAAGAGGAAGCACAAGAAAAATGGGAGGAAATATCATCAAAATC